CATGATTTTTCAGGGCATCCCATACTTCATCCCTTGCCATCGGCCCCACCGTCCTTCAGGGTAATCTTCACATAACCGGCCTTGGCGGTGGTCTTGGAACACTCGGAAGCAATGTCCGGGTATTTCTTCTTCAGCTTGGCGGAATCAATGCTGGTGGCATTGGTGGGCTTCACAAGGGTAAGGTTCAGAACATCGGATTCAAACTTATCCACGCCGAACTTCACCATTGCTTCATACAGCTTGGCCTTCATTTCCTTTTCCTGGTCCTCAATAGCCTTCTTGTGGGCGGTCAGGGAAGCAATGGCGTTCAGGGTGGCAAGCTGGGTGTTCTTGAACTCCTGAAGGGCCGTTTCTTCATCGAAGGTGGCCGAACCACAGGCGTTCGGGTTTTCCTGACAGGAATCAGGACAAGTGTGGAAATCCGGGCATTTGTGACAACACCCATCAAATTTTCCACGAGGGCAAGCGTTTTCACATTTGATCATTTTTCTGGTTCTCCTTTCAGATAAACATTCAACTGCTTCAGGCCGAAGGCGGAAGCGGCTTCATGGTTGTCAAAATAAATGTCGATCTGGTTTTCACCGTATTTGTCAATCACCCATTGGGCGGGGCGATCCTGAACGATGTATTCACCCAAACCTTCCACTTCCACCACGGTTCCCAAGGGAAGCGGGGAAGCACAGGAAACACCGGCCTTCAGTTCCACGCCAGCGGCACCATATACAATGCCATTGGGCCGGTTCTTGGCCCATTCGCCGCAACACTTTTCACAGGAACAATAGGCGGTAATTCTGAAACTGCCCAATAGCACCGGTTCAGGTTCGGCGGGTTCTTCCACCAGCGGGGGTTCCACCGGCTCCAAGGTCACATCCGGGATCACGGCGGTAAGCTGATCCGATTCAATAGGGGCATCCGGGGCCTTACTGTTGACAGCAGAACAGCGCCCAAATACAAACCCCATTGCAAGGCCCATCAGAAGGGCCACAAGGAACATCCGCCTGAACCGCTGGTTAAGGGCTTTGCGGCGCTGTTGCCGCTTGCTCATACTTTCTGAATAGTTCATCGGTATAGTCCTTTCTCATTTCCAAAGTGGAAAGAATATCTTCTTCAACCGTTCCCGGACAGATCATCAGGTAATAGAAACAGGGCCGTTCTTGCCCAAGGCGGTGAATACGCTTTTGGGATTGCTCCCACAGTTCAGAACCTTGGGGAAGGCTGAAGTAAATGATTTTGTTGGCAAGTTGGAAGTTACCGCCCATTGCACCGGCCTGATACTGAATAAAGGTAATGCTGTTGTGCTGGTAGCGGTAAGCATCCAAGTTCTTTTCTTCACCGGAAAGAACCGACACAGGCCGGTTCAGGCCCTTGGTAATCCCCTTCAGGCGTTCCATTTCTTCCGTGAAGTTATAGAACACAATCAAGCGATCTTCCGTGCTGTTCACCAAATCCCGGAAGGCTTCATAACGGGCCGGGTTATATAGGCCGCAAAGCTGACGGGCGTAAAGGCGGCGGGTCAAACTGGTATCACCGATCAATTCCCGTTCACAATGGGCATTGGAACCGTAGAAATCCGCATCCAGTTCAAATTCACCAAGGTTGGCGCTGTCAATCGCAATATAGCGATCATTCCAGAACTTCCAATAAAGGGGTGAAGGGCGGGTTTTAACCTTGATCCAGTTCCGTTTTGGAAGGCTGATCCCGGCCTGTTCGGTAGTCATGAAAACGGCCCCATGTTCGGCCAGCTTCATCTTCAGCCGGTCAACATTCTTATAGCCGGTAATCTGTTGCCGCCAAAATCCATCGGTTTCAACCCATTCCGTTTGAATGTACTGCTTCCAGAACAGTTCTTTTGAAATCTTCCACCCCAACAGTTGGCATTGGCTCCACAGGTTTTCATACTTGCCGCCCGTGGGGGTGCCTGACAGAAGGATCACATTATCCGGTTTCAGCCCAAGAATGAACTTTGACCGTTTGGCGTTCTCGTTCTGGATCAGGGAACTTTCATCCAACATCAGCGTGAAGCCGGTCAGGGTTTTCAGCACATTCCGCCTGAAAGTCAGTTCGTAGTTGATCACGCCACAAATCCGATCCGGGTTATCAACTTCCATTGCGGCCTTCATGAACCAATCAAATTCATTTTTCTTGGTCATGTCATAAATCATCCAACAATGGTTCATGGCGTAATTTTCTGTCATGTGTTCAATCCAGTCTTGAACCTTTGAACATTGACACACCAGAAGATTTACACGGCTGTTCAACTTCAGGGCTTTTTCGGAACCAACAAAGGTTTTCCCAAGGCCCATGTCAAGGTAATAGGCCACCCGGTTCTTCCCCTCGGTTTCATCAAGGGCCTGTTGTTGGTGCTGGAACAGCGTGATCATAGGGTTCCAGGCCCTTCAATCATGGAAAGGTAATTTTCCACATTCACACCACGGGAAAGAAGTTCGGCCTTCATAGCCATTCCCAAGGGGCTGTTCAAGGCGTAATCACTCACCTGTTCCGGGGAAAGGGAAGTGATGTTGAACAAGGACTGTTTCACCAACTCGGAATGACCGCCACCGAAGGGATCAAAAGGGCAACAGTCAGGGGTGGCTTCAATGTCACGAACCACCATAGATACCACCACGCCGGGGCGGTTCTTCAGCATCTTCACTGTGTTCAACAGGTGATCGGTTCCCATTTCTGCGGGGCGGAAAGCCTGTCCACCGGCTCCGATCCACAAGGTTCCATCAAATCTGGTTTTCATGTTCAGCATCCTTTCTTTCCGGTCAGGCGAACAATGTAAATGCAGTTGTCCACCCGGTATGCGTCATACCCTTTCGAGTTCTTCTCGTTGTACTTGCGCCGGTGGCTGGAAATGGTGGAAAGTTTGGTTCTTGCGGCTTTGGCGCTTTCATACTGGAAACACATATTCTTTGCGTTTCCGCTGGTCAGGAAATCTTCAATGGCCTTGACTTCCTCGCTTTTGCTCCCACCATGAAACTGGTTCTTGGGTGGTGCCTGAACATTGTATTTGATTTCCAAAAAATCACCTTCTTCATAAAATTTCAGTTCCGGGGGCCGGGATCGTGTCTATGTAACACAGATCATCCGTTCCGGGGATCACATCATACAGGCTAACGGTTTGGGGTTCTTTGGCCCGTTTTTCCCGCTCATGCCCTATGGCTGACCGCATAGCTTGACAGGCCACGGTGACAAATTTCACCTTTTGCAGATCAGGAAGGGCAAACCAGCGTTTCACAGCCAGCAAATAGCGGAAAATCACAACATCAAACCATTCCGATCTGTTAAGGCCCTGCTTGTCTAAATACCACCAAACAATATTGATGTTGTCCGTGGCAAATTGGGCTTCTTTCGGGGTAAGGGGGCGTTCATAAAAGGATTTTGGCAACCGTAAGCCGCCGCCCACCTCGTTTCTTTCCGGTTTCACACATCCCCCCCCAATCTGTCAGGCAGTCAGGCCGAAGAAAGAATTGAACTGATCAGCACCCACATAATCACGGAACTTGGTGGGGTTGATGTAGTAATTCCAGCAAGCGCCGGTTCCGGGAACAGCGTTCCCGAAGGGAAGAAGGCCACGCTGAAGGCCGATTCTGACGAACTGATCAGATTTTCCCATGCACCGGGCGGCTTCCTTCACGCTGATCTTCTTGATGGGCGGTTCAGCAACCGGGGCGGCTCCATAGCCCATCAGGTAATCAAAGGAAACGCCGGTGGCATCGGCAAGGGCCTTGATACGGTCAGGGCCGGGGGTGTTCTTCCCGGAAAGATATTGGCTGATAGCGGCCTTGGAAGCCCCGGCCTGTTCAGACAGGGCGGATTGGCTCATGTTGGCCTGTTCCATAGCGTTCTTCAAACGCTCTGCAAAGGTGGTCATTGTGCGTACTCCTTTCATTTTTCAAGATTTCCGTGTGTAAACACGGCGGACAGTAAGAAATAACATCCCGGCCCATGTCGGACAGCTTTTCGGGATAGGTCAGGGGAAACATTTCCCCACACTTCTTACAGCGAACTTGGCGGGTGATCATCATTGGCTTACCACCTTGAAATGACCGGGTTCCTTCATCGGTTCCACATCCACGGTGGAAACCAAAGCCCACCAATCAGCTTCCGGGTAAAGATTGCGGTCACTTCTCAAAATGGTTCGATCCTTGAAGTGAACGGCCTTCCAATCCTTGGTGTCAATCAACTTCATTGGTTATCACTCCTGTTCTTCAAAGGCCACTTCACATTCCCCACAGAGAACATGAACTTCCTTGGTGGCCCGGATGATGGTTCCGCAACAGGGGCAAACATACTTACGGGAACTTGATCCCCCCCCCTTTCGGGAACCCTTCAGCGGATTGGTACGGGGCCGAACCAGACAGAACCCGGATTTGCCAAGGGATTTCACGAAGGCTTCAGCTTGCGGGTTCAGGGTGGTTTTGTGCCATCCGTACTTTTCGCCTTTCTCCACGGTCAGCCCGTGGGCTTCAGCGGTTTCCTTGAACTTCCGGTTGTGGTAGGAACCAGAACGGGAAGTGTCTTGAACATTGTCCTGAAGGTTCTGAAGGTGAACCATTTCGTGAAGCAAGGTTCCACAGGTTTCTTCAAAGGGGCGGTTCAGGTATTCGGCGCACAGGTTGATTTCGTAATAGCCGCCTTCCTTGGTGCCGTCTTGCCACGCCTTCCAACCGGTACACCACCCATAGGCCCCACGGGTATGATCCGGGGAAACGGTGATCACAGGCTTTTCCAGCTTCCCTTCAAAGAAGGCTTTGTTGAACTTTGAAAACAAGGTTTCAAGTTCATCAATGACCGGTTTCAAACTGACTTCATTCATAGTTCTTACTCCATTTGTAGACTTTTTGCCTACTTAACAGGCAAAAAAAATCGCCACTCGTTCTTCTTCCGTCAGGCCAAGAAGATCATACAAAGCCTGAATCTCATTGGCCCGAAATTCACTACGGTTATTGATCTTATTCAAAAGGCCCTGATAGGTAATTCCAATCTTCTTGGCAATAAACCGAAGTTTATAACCGGACTGGTCGATCTTCTCACGCAACAGCTCTGTGTTGGTCATACGGCAATCACCCCTTTCTTCAAAATCGGTAGGCATCTTGTCTACACTCACATACTACCACGATGTAGGAAGAATGTCAACATCTTTTTTGAAAAAGCTAAAAATATGTTGACAAGCCGCCAACAGCGCCGTATAATTAGTAACAGAAAGGGGGTCATTCACTTGTCCACAATAGGAAGCAGAATTCGCAATCGCCGGGAAGAACTTGGTTTATCCCAAGATGAACTTGGTAAAAGATTAGGGTACAAATCCCGTTCTTCAATAAATAAGATTGAACTTGATCAGCGTAACCTTACTCAATCTAAAATCAAGGCTATTGCTGACGCATTAGATACTACACCGGCCTATATCATGGGATGGAATGAACCAAATCAGAAACTTGACGCTGAAAAACTGAAGTTCTTTGATAATCTTTTTCCCATTGAAACCAAGCGTTTCCCGCTGTTGGGGGATATTGCTTGTGGCAAACCCATTGTTGCTAACGAAGAAAAGGAACTATATGTGGAAGCTGGGGCCGGTATTCAGGCTGACTTTTGCTTACGGGCAAGGGGTGATTCCATGATTGGGGCCAGAATCTATGATGGTGATATTGTGTTCATCCAGCAACAGGATATGGTTGATGATGGTGAAATTGCCGCCGTTATCATTGATGATGAAGCTACTTTGAAGCGGGTGAACTATTATCCTGAAAAGAACTTGCTGATTCTGAAGGCCGAAAACTCTAAATATGAAGATTTGATTTATACCGGTGAAGAACTGAACCATATCAGAATTCTTGGAAAAGCCGTAGCCTTCCAAAGCGATATTAGATAGAAGGTGATTCGGTGAAGAAGTTCTTGAAAGGCTTTGGAATCTTCTTTTTCAGTTTCGGGTTTATCGTCTACACAATCATGTTTTTTACAGAAGCGCCAGAACTCCGCCCCGTGTTCATCATAATGGATGTCATTATGGGGTTCTTCCTGTTCCTACTTCTGCGAAAAAGAAAGCCAAAACAGAAGGCCCCACCCAAAACAGAACCCGCCGTTCAGGTTCATTCCAATCTGAACCCGGAACGGGCTATTAAATCCATGCCGGGGGCCTACACCGTAGCAGAAGCCAAAAACCATGTGCGGATTGTTCAAGATTGTTTGAACATCTTTGAAAAGACGAAGAACCTTGAAACATTCTTTTCCCGCTATGAATATGGTATGCAAATAGCCCTGACGGTGGATCAAGCGGCCAAGGCCGGGATCATCCCTTACACATCTGATCTTCCAGCTTCTTTCTTCAAGGCGGCTGATAGTCAGAAAGAACGGGTTTTGTTAGATTCCTATTCTGATCAGAAAGCCAAGATTGATGAACTGAAAACCGCAAAGGCCAAAGCCACCCATTGGAACCGGTATCTGAACACCCTGAAAGAATACGAAGATCAATATTCCATGAACCCTGATTCTGAATATCCTGAAGTTCTGGAACAGGTCAAAGGCGAACTTGCCAAACTCGATCTGTCCACATCCGTTCCGCCGTCCAATCCCTGAAAACACAGGAAAATCAAGGCTTTGGAACAGATGGTACAGATAAAACGCCGGTTCCCTATATACTCTTTTTCTTTTATATTTTTTTCTCTATTCTTTGAAGTAATATAGCATCTGTACCATCTGTTCCGTTCCTCAAAACCTCCACAGTTCAAGGCTTTTTGATGGAACAGATACGGAACAGATACAAAAAAAAATGACCGCCCCCGGTCTTGCACACCGGAAGCGGTCAGGCGAAACAAACCCTTTTGAAGTTAATGTTTCAAACGCCTTTGAACATTATATCACATGGGGTTTAGCTTTGCCATACCCAATTTTGAAAGTTCAGGTGATATAATGCGAAATCCAAACGGGTATGGAACGGTTGCAAAGCTATCAGGCCAACGCCGCCGCCCATACATTGTGAAGAAAACCATAGGTTGGAATGACAAAGGCCATCCCATCTATGACATTATCGGCTATGCTGAAACCCGTGAAGCCGGGAACATCATGCTTGCTGAATACAACCGTGATCCTTGGGATGTTGACCGGGCCAAGATCACCCTTCAACAGCTTTTTGACCTCTGGAAAGAAAAGAAGTCCCCGAAGCTGGGGGAATCCAACCGTTCTTCCCTCTGTTCAGCGTTCAAGCATTGTTCAGCGTATGTGAACAAGCCTTATAAACAACTGCGATCCTACCAAATGCAAGAAACCATTGATGGTTGTGGGAAAGGGTATAGCACCCAAGCGGCCATCAAGAACTTGTGGGGCCACCTTGACCGGTTCGCCCTTGAAATGGATATAATAAACCGGTGCTTCTCCGAACTTCTGACTTCTGATCCAATACCGCCCACCAGCCGCCTTCCGTTCACCAACGATGAAATCAAAACGGTGTGGGAACATCAGTCTGATCCTTGGGTTGATACTGTTTTGATCTTGCTATATTCCGGGTGGCGTATCTCTGAATTTTTGAACCTGAAACCTGAAGATATAGACTTGAAGGAAGGCACGATGAAGGGCGGCACCAAAACGAAAGCCGGTAAGAACCGCATTGTTCCCATCCATCCAAAGATCAGGCCATTGATTGAACGGCGGCTTGCCGAAGGTGGCCCCCGGCTGATCAGCTACAACGGGAAGATTTGCAATCAAACCCAATACCGGATATTTTGGGCGGATATTATGAAGGCCCTGAAACTGAACCATACCCCGCACGAATGCCGCCACACCTTTGAAACCAAATTGGATAGCGCCGGGGCAAACCGGAAATGTATTGATTTGCTCATGGGCCATGTGTCCAAGGACACGGGAAACCGGGTCTATAATCACAAAACTTTGGACGAACTGAAGGCCACCGTGGAACTGATCCCATAGGGTTCAAACCTGTGAACATTTTAGGCCGCTGAACGCTGAACTATATACACATTAGTAACAAGAAAACCCCGAACCCATGAAAAATCAAGGGTTCGGGGTTCGTCTGTTTTTATTGTACCATAACGGGGGGAGCATAGCAATAAAAATCCCG